CGGTATCTTTACCGCCGTTCTCAGACTCCGCAAGCCTGTAAAGTCCGTCTGAATTTTTATCATTCATATAATTTTCCTCTCGTCGGCACTGATTTTCACGGTTGCAAGAATACTTCCGCTGCCCTGAGTAACGCTTGAAAATTCAAGCACTTTGCAATCCGTGTAAACAATTTTCTTCTTCGCAAGGTCAAGCTCAAGACTCTTAAAGCTGTCACGCTCCAAAAACGGAGTTTCATCCGTAATCTTCATCACAAAGGTAAGTTCCCATTCATTTGAAACAATCCTCTCAACGGGCTTGTCATTGAGAAATTCCTTAATTTCCGTGAAGGAGTTCTTTCTTGTACAGGTTGCCTTTTCAACGCCGCCGAGAATTTTCCCCTCACATTTCAACATGGCATTTCCGCAATTTTCAAATTCAAAGCCGTCCATTTAAACCTCCTCGCAAAGACAGAATTCCATATTAAAGCTTACTGTTCTGTAAATTGCGTTCATATCGGGGTCAAACTCAATTGAAGCCGCCTCACTGTGGGTAATCGTCTTTTCCGCGTCGGCAGTTTTAAGTCCGAGAAGAATTTCGCTGACAACCTCCGAAAGACCGCTTCCGTTCTCGGTTGCAGGAGCATACACCCTGATTTCAACTCCTGCGCTGTAGCTTTCGCCCTTGATAGACGGTGAAAGGTATCCGCCGATATAGCTCTTCTCCGTTGACATATCTCTCACCGACACAACGGCAGTCATTCCGTTCACCGGTGACGGTGCTTCATCAGAGCCGTACTCTCTTATAAACCTGACATTTTTCAAAGCCTCATTTACCTTTAAGCCTGCAATAATACGGTCAACCTGTTTCTCAATTCTATTCAAAATCATCCCTCGTTTCTTCTCTGTACGCACACAGAACAGCCCTGACATAAATCGGATTGTCCTTCACATAATATTTTTCGCACCTTTTAACAGTATATTTACCGTTTTCACTTTCTATTACGCTTTTTTCCGAATTAAGCAAAACATCGGGCGGTGCAATAAACAAAAACAGCTTCGTTTTTCTCATACCTAACTTATGCCGCACACTTTCATAATTCTGATTGAAGTTGTATCTCAAAGGTGAAATAAAAGCCTTTGTCTTAACCGTTTCATCTCCGTTTTTAACGGTAACATCACAGCCGTATCTGTTTAATATTTTCCCGATAGACGGTGAAATATTCATCATATCACCCCAAGCAAAAATTTTTCTCTGCCTATAAGATCCTGCGACTTGTCGGCATATTCCCTCCACAGCTTTTCGGCTCGGCTTTCGCCGTCCGCAGATGATGAAATTTTCAAATCACCTGCGGAAAAAGAAGAAATGCTGTCGTCATTGCAAAGGGAATACAACTTAAAAGCGTAAACGGCACACAGGTTTTCAAGTCTTAATTCGTCATCTTCCGAAAGATTTCCCTTCGTAACAATCGAATTAACATACACCACGGCATCGTCAATAATGCTCTTCCATTTGTAAGCTTCTGTGCCGTCAATACCGCTGTATAATGCAAAACGCTTTGTAATGTTTGCAATGTTCAAGGCAATCCCTCCTTAACAGCTCATCACCTTTGACGCCTCTGTAAAGATTTTTGAAAAACCGGCGGTACAGGTAACTGCGGCTCTTTCAAGCTGACGGTCAATAAGCTTGTCGTAATCTGTAACAACACCGCCTGCCTGAACCATTTCAAGCGCACAGTTTTTGTCAAGACCGATAATCTTACCGCCCTCAAGCTCAGGAGTGTGAAGAAGGCTTGCACCGAGAGGTGTAATCATTCTGCCCGTAGCCTGAAAATCAAGACCTGCGTTTGAATCCTGAAGCTGAGAGAGCGAAAGAATCTTCTGCATTTCGGGAGTTGACGCAAGAATTGTGTTGAGTTCATACGGGGCAAGCTCTGTCCAGAGCTTTAAAAGGTCCTCATATGTAACCTTGCCGCCTGTTGCAACATTAAGTGTGCCGGCGGGATTTTCATTGCCGTCACCGTTCACAAGCACATCAATCGCATCTTTAAGCTGTGCTCTTGCAATATATGCGCCAATCTGATTAAGTGTTACGGTAAAGAGGTCAAGACGCTGAAAGCGAAGCGCCTCATATGACGCAACAAGCATTCTGCCGCGCTTGTGAAGCTTAACAAGATTTTCTCTTGTCTTAACCTCAGTCTGCGGAATCTTTGCGCCCTCGCCGACGAGTTTAAGACTCTTGTCATCTTCACTCGGAACAGATGCAATACTGCGGTAATCCATACCCTCAATGTCTGTCACGGTTGCCACAAGGTTCGGGAGAATATCCGCTCTCTCCATGCCCTGCATAACGGCTCTGCTCACATATTCGGGGAAAAGTGCCGCAGAGTTTGAACTCTGAAAAAACTTTTCAACGCAGTCGCTGTTTCTGCCCTTAACCTTAATGTCAAAGCGTTTGAGCTGACGGGAAAATGCGTCAAGTCCCTCAAGTGCAGTACCTCTGTAATTTTCTGACGGATCAAGCTTTTCAAGTGCGCCCGAAATTCCGCCCTTTGTCTGATACATACCCTTTTCGATTGTAATATTTTCAAAATTTGCCATAATATCTTCCTCCCCTTATCAAAGAATAAATCCTACCGAAGTGTCTGTTGAGTCAAGCACAAGGTACTCTCTGCCGGTTGTTGTAACCGACACGCCACCGCCTGCCGTTGCAGAAAGCTTTTTGTAACCCACAGCAATTTTCTTGTCGCTCTTAACCTTTACATAGCCCGAAAGCTGAACAACCGCATAACCGCCTCTCACGCTTACGCACACACCGCAAAAGTTCTCGCTTGCGTCACATTTTGCAACTGTGCCGTTGTCCTTCATCTTAACAGGCACGCCTGCCTCTGTAAGTGTTTCGTCTGCAATAAATGTTGCGGCATTTTCGCCATAACCGTTAAAATTTACATTCATAATAATACCTCCGTTAAATACTGAACTGACCGTTTTCCACGGTGTTATTTCTCTTGTCCTGCTTGCAGTAAAGCTGCGGAACAGGCTCAAAAGCTGCTTTCTTTTTCTTTTCAAATGCTGACTTAAATTCTCTGAGCTGTTCAATTGTCATGCTCTTTGCAACGCTCTCCATTGTTTCGCCCGAAATGTCAGGCTGAACAAAAGCGGCAAGTCCCACAACATCACGGGTAAGGCTTTCACGGTACAGCACACCGTCCTTAGCCGACTTTTTAAGCCCGTCAATATATTCGCACAGCTTTCTGCTGTCGCTCTCATCAAGTGCAAAAGCCTTTTTGTTTTCAATGGCTTTAAGAATTTTCTCCATATTATTTTCCTTTCCAAAAATTTTGTGACCTTTCGTAATGCCAGCCCTCTTTTGTGACGGCACGGCAACAAAACTCCATTCGTATGCGTCATACGGGTTCACAAGTTCACCGCAGCAAAGCTTTGAGCCGTAAACCTCGCCCTTTTTGTGAGTACACATCGAGATGTCCTCACCGCACACATTGCACACAACCCTGCCAACGGCACAGCCAACGCTTACTTCCTTGATAATTCCGCTGTCAATCGCAAGGATAATATCCCTGTTGCTCTCACAAACGGGAAGATATGCCCTTGCCTTGAGCCTGTAGTAATCGTCACCCAAAGCCGTTTTCTGACCGTCAATTTTCTCAACCTTACAGCTGAAAATTCTTGCCGTCTGATTTTTGGCACTCGGATTGTGGTCAATAATTCCTGTCTTGCCGACAAAAAGTTTTTCAAGCTCATAAAGCGAATCTGTTGTAAAGCGTTCGCCGTCACGGTCAACATCGTTGTCACACAACACAACCGAAAACGCATACACCTCATTTTTTGCAAGATTTCGCCTTGTAAAGCGGTTAATCAGTTCGAGTTCATCATCGCCGACAGTCTGATTTTCACCGTCAACAACGCCCGAAACACCGCTTTTAATAAGTTTGTTATCCTTCATTCTGCACCTCCGCTCCAATCTGTCTTTCAATGTTCATCGCATTTGCATTGTTAAGTCTTGCCTGAGAAAGCTCAACCGCATCCTGAAGATTGATCTTGTCCCACTCAATCTTAAAGCTGTCGTTATAACCGCACATTTTAAGATGAGCCGACACAATTTTTGTAATCACGGGTTCAAGCACGGTGCGGTAGTAAGCAAGCTCGCTTGTGAGAATATCCGCCTGCTGTTCGCTCATTCTCTCCGTACTCGACCACGAAATGCCGAGCAAAAACGGCGGAATGCCAAGCTTTGCAATAATCTGCTCAAGAATATGCCTTACGGGAATGTCGCAGTCGGGCATATCGCTTTCAGCGCCGATAACCTTAATGCTGACATCGCCGACCGACACAAAATCACACACGCTGTCGCTTCTCATCGCCTTTTTCCACTCATCGGCAACCGCCTGTGCATTTTCTCTGCTCACAGCCGAACCGTTTGAATCGGGATTGAGAGTAACCGCAAAACGGATATCGCCAACCCTCTCCCAGTTTGTTTTTACCGACTCAAAAATCCTCAAAAGTATTGAGCTGACAAACGGCAGACCGCTGAGTATGGAAGTACCGCATACAGTACCCGGCTTGGGATTAAGCAGTGTTGCAAAAATCCTTTCCGGATGCTTCGGTTCTTCGGCTGTACCGTTGCCGAGTGTGTAAACCGCAAGCTTCAGCGGAGAAGAATCCGCTCTGATTTCAACATCGTCAAGGCTTGCATTGTACAATGCGCAAATTCCTTCACCGCCACTATCGGGAACAATCTCACCGACCGCCTGTCCGTAGGTGAGAAGCGAATCAAGATAGCAAAGTACAAAACTTTCAAGTCCCGTCATTTCACCGTTTGTGCGGACATTTTTAACAAAGCTGTCGGCAATCTTCTGACTTTCAGCCGATGAAGTCACAATTTTGAATCCGCCGATAAGTCTGATAATTTTGCAGAGTGCCGCATCAATAATCGGCACAGACTCACGCAAAGTTGTGTACAACTGCCTTTCCGTTCTCGTCTGAACGGCAAATCGTGAGAAAATCGGCGAATTATTTCTCGTTTCTCTCAAAACGGTCTGCACCGTCTTTATGCTCTCGGTCTTTTTATTTTTTCTGCCAAGCCTCAAGCTGTTTCCTCCTGTCTTTTGGTTGCAACGGCAAAGAATCCGTCACAACCGTAAATTTTCGTGGCGACAAAATATCTTATGTCGTCCATTGCATGGTCGTTTTCCTTAACAGGTGCGTCACTGCGCCCCGAACCGTCCCAACGGTAAAGCGAAAATTCCCTTCTTGCGGCTCTGCAATTTTTGCAGATTCTGATTTTTCTGTCCTTCAAAGCCTGCGAAGTCTGTCTTATGCCGTTGATAACATTGTTTTCAGCCGACACAACCGTGTATTTTCCGTGACGCCTTATAACCTCAATAAAGCTTGCGGCAGACGGATCGACAATCACACATTCGATTTTCCGCCCGTCAATCAGCTTTTCAAGTCCGTCATAATGCTCCTCGTCGGTCTTTTGAAAGCCCTGAGTGCGTGAGTTGAAGTAGTATTCGTCAACCCTGTACCACACACCGTTTTTTCTGCCCCACAAACCGAATGATGCGGGATTTACAGTACCGTAATCGCACGATACCGCCCAGCTTTCAATATCTGACGGAATATCGCAGTACATCTTTTCATCGTCCATAAACGGATAAACCGCACCGAAAACGGCTACCCATCTGCCCTTTACGAACCTCTCGTAAAACACACCCGAATACAGACTTTCATACCGCTTGATAACCTCAGGCTTCAAAGACGGATTGTCCTGCATTGTAAAGTGCAGATACAACGCATTTTTGTCACCGCACTTTTTAATCCACTCACGGTAGAACCAATGCTCGGGAAATTCGGGATTGCAGTTAAACCAAAATCTTGAACCCGACACGGAACATCTCGCCAATGCCTGTTCAACGAACGACCTCGGCATCAACGCAACCTCGTCAAAAAGCACACCCGAAAGCGTCATGCCCTGAATGAGCGATGCGGATGACTCGTCCTTGCCTCCGAAAAGATAAAACCTGTTCATCACTCCGTTAATGCTCACGGTCAGAATATTCTGCGACAGCTTTTCTTCACACTTAAAACCGAGTGATTTCAAAATCGGAATCACGGGCGTAATCATATTTCGCCTTAAAGAACGGATTGTCTTTCCGCAAAGTGCAAAGTCCGAATTTGCAAAATCGTAAAAGCTCCACAGAATGAACGACAGCGACATACAAAAAGTTTTACCGCTGCGCACAGCACCGTCACAGATGATTGCGTCCCTGTCACGAAAAACCGACTCCCTGTTCCACCACGAAAGCACGGTAAGCTGTTTTTCAGAAAAAGTTTTAATTTCCATTTTCCCTGTCATTCACCGCCCTTGCGCTGTTTGAAATGGCATCAAAAAGCTGTTTTGCGCCTGTTTCATGCTCACCGCCGGCACCGAGTTTTTCAAGTGCCTTTAGCCTGTCAAAAAACTTGATTTCCATTGAACCGTCCTTCGGTCTTTTAATCTCCGATACAAGGAACAAATCCATTCCCTCAAGGTCCTCCTTGCTCGGATCACTTTTGTAAAGCAAAGAAATTGCATCGCAAATGCTCCCGAAAGCCAACCGCTGATACCCTGCCGCCGCCATGTTGGCAAGGGATTTTTCTCTTAGCCGTGACAGCCGTTCAAGCTCGGCTGAAATTTCGGGACGGCAGATAAGCTCTTCACCCTTCTGCTCACAATCCCCCGTGTAGCCTGCCTTTTCTGCGGCAAGCTCGGAATTTCCCGAACCGAGAAATAAACTGCAAAACTTCTTTTCCCTACCTGTCAATTTTCTGATATCTCGTCACCTCCGTTTTTCGAGAGGCTTTATCAACGCCCCTCACTTATACCCGTGAAATCTCAAAAAAATGCATACTTTAATGCAATTTTCAAAAATATTTTTCAAAAGATAATTCTTCTCCTAAAATCATTCAGCAAAGACCTTCACCTGCCCCCCTAACAGCAAGCCGTCTTTTCCGAATCAGGTAATAAAAAAACCGTGTGTACTTTTCTGTACACACGGTTTTGTGTTTTAGTCGGTATATTTACTTGAGCATTTTAAGAATTTCGTCCTTTTCACGATAGCCTACTGCCTTATTGACAAGCTGACCGTTTTTGAACACCATAAGAGTCGGGATACTCGACACATTATACTGCATTGTAAGGTCGGGTTCTTCGTCAACATTAACCTTGCCGACAAGAATTTTGCCGTCATATTCGTCAGCGATTTCTTTCACAATCGGTGCAATCATCTTGCACGGACCGCACCATGTTGCCCAAAAGTCTACAAGCACGGGAATATCAGACTGCAAAACCTCCTGCTCAAAAGTTTCTTTGTAAAGCTCTATTTCCATAACAATCCTCCTGTTCGGTTATTTTAATCTTTAGATTTGTAGTAAAGCATACAATGACAAAAGCCCTCAAAATCAGGATCGGCAATCTGCTCTTTGAATTCCTTGCACATACACTTGTATTCCTCTGTACGCTGAATTCTGCACGGGCAGTAGCCGCCTGTCCTCTTTAAGCCCTCTTTAACTGTTTTTACTACTTCTTTGTCGGGATTAAGTGTTATTTTCATCTGCTCACCCCACAATTTTTACGGCATCCGCCGTCAATCTCTTCCCTTGCCTATACTATATATTCAAATCTCAATCTTGTCAAGTTGCGAGTGCCTCGCTCTCTGTTCGTGTAGACAGTTTAATATAACAAAAACTATGACTCCCGAGATTAACTTTGTGCTAATATTGCCCTATGCATAGCGAGTGCCTCGCACCATATTTATATACATAGTTTCCGCAATGCAAACCATATCATGCCCGAGCGTAAAATTGCTATTGTTTGTGCAATTCTGTAGGGGTGTTCATTGGACACCCACAGGTAATGACATAAAATTATATCCACACACAAAAAAATCCGAACATCAAAAACGATGTTCGGATAATTTTTTACAACAATTAAATTTTCAATTTTTAATTAAAAATCAAAATCAGATTGCACGAACTCTGATTACGCCGTCAACTGCTGCGATTTTTGCAAGGTCATCTGCACCTGCTCCCGCAACATCAATGATTGTGTAAGCATAGTCGCCACGGCTCTTTGAAAGCATATTTTCAACATTTCCGCTTATCTGAGAAAGAACCTTCTTAAGAAGCTCGGGAACATTCTTGTGAGCAACACAGAAACGGGTATCGTCAGCATTTGTTCTTGCAAGTGAAATTGCAGGATAATTTACAGAGTTGATGATGTTACCGTTTTCGAGGTACTCCTTAACCTGATCACAAGCCATAACAGCACAGTTTTCTTCACTTTCGGGAGTTGATGCACCGAGGTGCGGGAGGCAGATAATATTCTCTTCACCGAGGATATCGTCTGTGCCGAAGTCTGTAACATACTTGGCAACCTTGCCGCTCTTAACAGCTTCAAGAACTGCTGTTGAATTAACAAGACCGTCACGGCTGAAGTTGAGGATACGAACGCCGTCTTTCATCTTGGCAATCATATCGGCGTCAACCATATCTCTTGTGTCGTCAGTAAGCGGAACATGGATTGTGAGATAGTCGCAATTTACCATAACATCTTCTGCGCTCTTTTGTAGCTTAACTGTAGGAGCAAGTTTGAGAGCGTTGCCTACAGACATAAACGGGTCAAAGCCGATTACATTCATACCGAGAGCAACAGCGGCATTTGCAACAAGAATACCGATTGCTCCAAGACCGATAACACCGAGGGTCTTACCCTTGATTTCAGGACCGACGAACTGACTCTTGCCCTTTTCAACCATCTTACCAACAGCTGCACCGTTGCCCTTGAGAGTCTTTGCCCATTCATAACCCTCAATAACCTTACGGTTTGAAATAAGAAGTCCTGCGATAACAAGCTCCTTAACAGCGTTTGCGTTAGCACCCGGTGTATTGAAAACAACAATGCCCTGCTCGCTGCACTTATCCTTCGGAATGTTGTTTGTGCCTGCGCCTGCTCTTGCAATTGCAAGAAGGTTGTCGGCAAATTCCATATCGTGCATTGCGGCACTTCTTACAAGAACTGCGTCAGGGTTCTGAACATCGTCACCGTATTTATAGTTATCACCGAGACGGCTTGTGCCGATAGCGGCGATTTTGTTTAATGTAAGAATGTTATACATCAAAATCAATCCTTTTTAATTTTTTATTTTAAGAATTTACAATAACAGGCGAACAGCGTTCGCCCGTTATATCATAATATTCAATAATTACTTGTTTTCAGCCTCGAACTTCTTCATAAACTCAACGAGTTTTTCAACGCCCTCATAAGGCATAGCGTTGTAGATTGAAGCTCTCATACCGCCGACTGTGCGATGACCCTTGATATTAACAAGACCGTTTTCAGTAGCCTCTTTAACAAACTTAGCGTCAAGGTCAGCGTCACCTGTAACGAACGGAACATTCATAAGCGAACGATCCTCGGGAACAACAGTACCCTTGAAAAGCTCTGAAGAATCGAGGAAACCGTAGAGAAGGTCAGCCTTCTTCTTGTTGATTTCATACATCTTATCAAGACCGCCAACCTCGTTCTTAATCCACTCAAGAACAAGCTTCGCAATGTAGATTGTGTAGCAAGGCGGTGTGTTGAACATTGAACCGTTGTCAGCGTGAGTTTTCCAGTTAAGCATTGTAGGAGTAATATCCATAGCGTTGCCGATAAGATCCTCACGAACGATAACAACCGTAAGACCTGCCGGAGCCATGTTCTTCTGTGCGCCTGCATAGAGAACGCCGAACTTTGAAACATCAATCGGTCTTGAAAGAATACAGGAAGAAATATCTGCAACGAGCGGAACATCACCTGTGTCGGGAAGCTCGTGATAAACAGTACCGTAAATTGTGTTGTTCATACAGATGTAGAAATAGTCAGCGTCCTTTGTGAATGTTGAAGGATCAAGCTTTGGAATGTATGTGAAGGTCTTGTCAGCCGATGAAGCAACAACATTAGCCTGACCGTAACGGGCAGCCTCTGCATGAGCCTTTTTAGCCCACTGACCTGTGATAACATAATCAGCCTTACCGCTCTTTGTCATAAGGTTCATAGGGATAGCCGCAAACTGTGTTGACGCACCGCCCTGAAGGAAAAGAACCTTGTAGTTGTCGGGAATGTTCATAACCTCTCTGAGAAGAGCCTCTGCACCCTCGATGATTGTACCGTAAATTTTTGAACGGTGTGACATTTCCATAACGCTCTGACCGCTACCCTCATAATCGAGCATTTCTGCCGCAGCTTTTTTAAGCACAGACTCAGGCAGCATTGAAGGACCTGCCGAAAAATTATATACTCTTGCCATTTCTGATATCTCCCTTTTTAAAGAAAATTTAAAAATATAGTTGTAAAAATAAATACATTCAAATTATACGCTTTTAGCACGCTAAAGTCAATAAATTCAAAGCGATAAAG